TTTCAGATGTAGCTGCTGCAGCGGCACTTGCACTGGCGGCAGTGGCACTCCCAAGGATACCATCAACGTATGTCTTAGATGTAGCATCGTTAGCATCAGTAGGAGCAGCCAAGCCAGTTACTTTGTTGGAACCCATTGCAAGGTTACCAGACATAGTATCACCAGACTTAGTAACCTGCAGACCATCTTGTGTATCTACATAAGCTTTGGTTGCTACGTCCTGTGCCGCCGTAGGATCACCTGCACCAGTGATCTTATTAGTGGACATGGCGATAGCACCAGTCATTGTACCACCAGCAAGAGGTAGCTTAGTGGCAATGCTGTCAGTTACTGTAGTAGCAAAGTCAGGGTCATCACCCAAAGCTGCAGCAAGTTCGTTAAGAGTATCAAGTGTACCCGGTGCTGAGTCTACAAGGTTAGATAATTGTGTGTCTACATAGCCCTTAGTAGCTGCATCATTTGTATTAGTAGGTGAGGTAAGGTTGGTGATGGTAGCAGTTGTACCAGCATTCATGTTCAGTGTGCCATCAATGGTCACGTTGTTGAATGTAGATGTACCTGCGGAAGTTACATTACCTGTAAGATCACCAGTTACGTTACCAGTTACTGCACCTGTTACGTTTCCTGTGACATTACCAGTCACGTTACCTGTCAGGTTAGCTGTAACACCACCAGAGGCAGTTACTGTAGTGAAGGCACCAGTAGACGCAGAGCTTGCACCAATAGTGGTTCCGTCAATAGCACCGCCATCAATATTAACTGTAGCTAGTGTAGCTTGATCAGAGGTAGACAGTGTAGTAAAGCTACCAGCGGCAGTACCTACAGCACCAATTACAGTACCGTCAATGTTACCACCATTGATGTCTACAGTATTAAGTGTAGCTTGTCCTGTGGACTGCAGTGTAGTGAACTTACCAGTAGTGTGGCTAGTAGCACCAATAGTAGCATCATCAATAGTACCACCGTTAATGTCTGCAGTAGCTGCAGTCAGGCTTGTGTTAACGTTAATAGTAGTAAATGTACCAGCGGCAGGTGTAGCTGCACCAATGACTGAGTTATCAATAGTACCGGAGTTAATGTCACCAGATGTAATGACTGTTGTACCTGTGGCAGAAAGGTCAACTGCATCAAGATCAGAGAAGGTAGAAGTACCAGTAGATGTAACATCACCAGTCAAGTCACCAGTAACATTACCTGTTACATCACCTGTAATATTACCAATAATATCTGCAACAAGTCCTGCAGGTGCAGTGATAACGCCAGTTACGTTAAGTGTACCGGCTACTGTAGCATTCTCGTGTACAGCAAGTGTGTCAATGTAACCGATGCCATCAATGTACAAGTCTTTAAACTCAGCACCTGTAGCACCAAGGTCAATGTCGTTGTCTGTGATAGGGTGGATAACACCATCACGAATACTAATCTGTTCTACAGGTACACCAGCTACTTCAACGTAGAAGTCTACAGTGTTTGCACCTGTGTTTACCTGTACTTTATTGTTAGCATCTAGGTCAGCGATCAGAGGTACGTATTCACCTTCACCTGTTGTACCGTCATGCTTGTGACCACCAGATGCAGCAAAGGCATCACGCAGAGCGTTATACTCAGCGTTAATTGGTGCAGCACGTACCGTTGCTGTAGGGATGATGTCTGCTGTAGATTGTCTTGTATAACCTGCCACGGTTTATCTCCTGTCTGCTATGCCATACGTAATGGTAATAGCTTGAATAGTATGACTTGCACTTTGATTATTAGTAACGTAGCTAATAGAAACAGAGTTGCCAGAACCAGATACATTAGTTAGTTTTTTAGGTGAAGGGTTACCGTCATAAATGTCACCAGCGCCATAGATAGCTGTACCATATAATGCCGCTGCTCCTTCAGTAGAAAAATCATAAGTTGATGGGTTGTTAGTGTTTACGTCATCATAGTCGTATGATACACCTACAAAGACTTCCGTTGTACCTTCTGATCGTAGATATGTATGTAGTGATAAAATACTCTTGCGTACTTCTGGGTCTTCCATATAGTAGTAAGGAGTTTGGTACAAACTAAAAATATCTTCACCAGCAAAAGACTGACCTCGTTCTTGGCGAAATACCTTACCTGAACCATCACCATGAATAATATGTTCAAACTGACCAATGTATCCAGATGCAACACAGTTTGCTTCAATACCAATAAGCTGACTATATTCAAAAATACTTTGTTTGTTTGCAGATTTACGAATAGCTCCGATTAGTGACAGAGAACTTTCGTTTTTAAAGAAAAATCTAAACTGTGATTTCTTTCTAATAACTACAATATTAACATCTACAATATCTTCTGACAAGTAGTAATTATCAAAGATGTCTTGTATTTCTTTAGATACTGGGGCAAGCTCAACGTCACCAATTCTATCAGTACCAGAAATAGGACGAATGCCGTCTGGCCCTAAGAATAAAAGGTCACCACCAAATTCTACTACAGAGTCAGGTGCAACACAGCCCAAGTTAGATGTAACACTTTGCAATTGGAAGTTTGCTAAATTATTACCAACAAGTTTTTTAATATTGTTTGGGCCGAAGATGTACAGTTCGTTACGGAACTTCTTAATAGCGGTAATAGTGTAGCCTACATTTATAATACCTGCACCGTTAGCTGGGCTAAAGTCTACAGCGTTTAAAGGAGCACTGAAGTGTAGGTTATAAGGGTCGCTAGAATCACCCGCTAAGAAAATGTGAGAAGCAAACTCTTCTGCAAACTTAGGGTTAGTAGGGGCATTTACATGAGTAAGTTGCGTGTATGTAGTACCATTGTAAGTAGCTGCAGGGTTTTCTCCGTCTGTAAGAAGCATAACTTCACCAGACCAGTTGTAATTAACGAACCGTATACGACTTACGCTAGTCATACTAGGACTACCTACCGAAGTAATAGCGTCCCAGCTAGATGTTCCAGCATTCCATTTATACAAATAGTCAGTACCAGAAGTAGGTTTTCTACACGCAAAAATACCATCGTCCATGTTTCCGTTTACATTGACACCAAGTACAGCACCTGTACCGGGAACGGTTCCATAGTCGTTTTGAAATCCACTAATACGTCTGTACCCACCAGAAAGCGCAGGTTCGTAATTAATCATACGAATCGCACTTCCACTCAATGCGGATGCCTGTGTGATAGGGTCTACATTAGTAACCAAACCACCAGCGCAAACAGTAATGTTCGTTCTGAGATTATCCATCTAGAATGTACTTTTAATAGAACCACCAAAGCCAATGCTTTGCGTAATTGCAGTAGAGTATAGTTGTGTGCTTGGGCTGTCTACAATAAGACGCCGCATAGACTTAATACCAGTATTAAACTTCTGTTGATGTAAGGCTGCAGACTGTTCATTAGAACGAAAACGCATCATGTACATCATAGCACCATCAATAATTACGTGTTTAAAACGTGAAGGAATAACACAAACATCATTTGCAAGTACTAGGTCTTCTGGATATTTCCAATAACGATATTCTATTGTATAGGCTTTATCTGGTACTGGTGTTACACCAAACTTTTCTTCTTGTGTTTTGTACGTGTGTGTAGGAATACCATAACCACCTGCACCGCTAGTATCATCAGTCGCACGATATGCACGTAAATATATTTCATAAGTAACGGCAGGAAGTACCGTAGGATCACTACCTTCTAAAGGTTTAAGATAAAAAGTTTCCCAGTCAGCTTTGGAATAATCACTTGGAAAATCATAAACACCTACACCAGCGGTTAGTTGCTGGTTATACGTAACTAATGTAAAAGGCCACTCTTGTGCCTCTTGCAATATCTCACGTACCGAAGAGTTAATTGCATCTTTGGCTATAGACTGTACATTACGAACATCATCAAAGTCAGCAGCATTAATAGTTACTTCGTTTAATCTACGAAGCAGTTCATTTACAAGAGTAATGTATGTAGCCATTGTATGTTTGCCAATCTATAAATACAGGTAAGGGGCCAGCACTTAGCCAGCCCCCACCAATTGTTTTAGGCCAAATTGTACTTAGCTGTGACAAGACCTTCTGGGCGCAAGATTTTGCGACCATACAGATGCATACCACGAACGATGTCAGCAAAGCTGTCTGGATCACGGTAAGTCTCAGTCTTGTTGATCTGCTCGGCAGTTGCAACGGAAGAGTCGTGACCAGCTACGATAACACCGTAGTTAGTGGACTGCGCTGCAGTACCTGTAGTAGATGCACCAGTACCTACAGATGGCAAGTTGTTTGAAAGGTGTACACGGAAACCGTGGAAGTTATTCAAAACCAAACCATTCTGAAGACCTGCTCCACCGTAGTCTGCATTCAACAGGCGGCTGTCTTCGTCACGAAGGATTTCCATCATAACGGGATCGACAACAATCCACCGTCCTTGTGTCGGTACGTTTTGCGCATCCAACAAACGTGCCATACGTGCAACAAGCATTGCAGGTGAGACATAAGCAGTTGGAAGTGCAGTTGCACCGGGCAGACGAGCAGCAAGAGGAATAGAATCCCCAGCTACACCTGCAGTAGTGATGTTACCAAAGTCAGGGCGAGAAAGCTTGTTAGCTGCCAAAAGTTCGTCAGAACCTGCAGCTGTGTCAGCTTTAGTACCATTAACTTGGTCGTTCACTGTGTCTGCATTGTCATGCAAAGCGGATTGTTTGAAACCAGCCAAATAGCCAAGAACTTCTTGGTCATGTTGGTCAGCCAAACGGAACGCTGCACGATCAGATGCAAGCGTTTGGAAATTGACATGAGAATGTGCTTCTTCGATGTCATCGACTTTAAAAGCAAAATAGTTAGCTTTATCAACAACTAACGAGAAATCGTTATCTGTCAAATCTTGCTGGGTGATAGTTGTACCACGAAGATATGCAGAGACTGAAATTTCAGGCTCCTTAATAATCTTCACAGTGTCTCCCATGTTGGCGATCTCGCCAAAATAGTCATTGTTAGTGATTGCGTCAACAATAGATGCCTTGCGGAATGCAAGTTGCACCTGTTTGCTGTAAATAACAGGCGAGAAGTTGCCTGAGTTCAGGTTGGTATAACCCGAAGCTTGTCCGAATGCCATAATAATTCTCCTTTAGCATTTAGATTACAGATGCAAACTATTAATTACCTATGCGAAGGCTATGTACTACTAGGGTGCGTTCTTTAGAAAGTTGGCCTACCTTCTATTAAACGGGCCATGAGACATTAGGTTGTTCGATAAATGTTATTATTGTTTGCTAAGTTGTTAATAGTGCTGGGTGACCGTAGTTAATACCTAGCGGGGCCAACACTATTACATTGTACATATAGTTATACCACATATAACTTATATGTCAATAGCTTTATCGGGCATTTCCCGACATATCGTACACAAATTTACCAGTACGAATAGATTCCATAATTTCTTCTGAAACTTTTTCGTACTCTTGTGCAGACATTTTACTTACTTGTGATTCAGAAAATACACCAACTTTACTTTCGGTCTCTGGTGCATTATTACCACTACGACTATTTACAGAACGAGCGGCGTCACGATTACTAGAAGACTTACGTGTTTTAATACCCATATCGGATTTATACAAATCAATAGCACGGGCTGCAGAACGTGAGTCACTGTCATTTTCGTATAGGGCATCTTGTACCCACTTAGGTTGTTGATCTACCCAATCATGAAATTCGTCACTGTCACGAATCTTACCGAAATCAGGGTGGGCTTCCATTAACTCAATCTCTGCTTTCTTACGTGAAGCTTCAGCTTTCATTTCGTCAATCTCTTTGACACGGCTTTCCAAACCTTCAGCTTGCTCACGTGCCTTTTTAATTGCAATAGTTTCTACAATAGCGGCTACGTCTGGATACTGTGTAGCCCATGCTTCAATGTCATCATCGGACTTGGGTAGTTTAATTTCTTGTTTAGTAGACTGTTCTAGTTGGCGCTCAAGGTGTTTAAACTTTTCGTCCCACGTCTTTTCTTTTTCTTGCATGTGGCGACGAAGATCACCATACCGTTTTTTAAAGCTACGGTCTTCTGCATTAACAGGTTCTTGATCTTGTTCTTCTTCTTTAACCTCTGCAGTTTCACCGTTTTGTTCCGCAATAAGACGCTCTAGTTCTTCTTCTTCGTACTTACGCTTATCATCATTAGAATACTTTCGACTTGCAAAAGCAACAGTCTTAGGTGATTCCATTTCACCTGCCATAATAGTAGTGTCATTCATTTTTCAGTTCTTTCATACTGGGGCCACCGTAGCCTGTGTTAGAAGGGGGATGAGTAGCCAGTCAAATTAGCGAATTACTTACGTGCCGCTAAACCACGCTTAGGTGTCACTGTAGTTTCATTTTGAGTAGAGTTCATTATAGTATTAAGTTTTTCAGATAAAATACCATGAACCTCTGGTCCTATAATTTTTGCAACAACCATTAATTCTGGAGTTCCATACATACTAAGTAAAGTACTTTGCTCTTCTGAATCTAAGGTATCAAACCTCTCAGAAACTTTAACTTTATAGTTATCTAATTCTGTATTAGAATTATTAACTTTGTTTACGATAGCCATTTTATGTCCTTTTAATATCTACAAGATTGCCACATAAAGCTTTCCATATACCTATACTGTATGAGGGTACGTAGAAAAATAATTTACCTAAAATAGCTTGTAAATTAGTTTTCTTTTGTACTGTAGCACAATAAAAACCATTTGACAACCATTGAATTATTTTATTGTGTACTTTAGGTGCGATTACTTCTTTACCAAAAACTACATATCCATTGCGCCAAAGTTTAGTGCTTAGTTTATTTTCTGGTTTTGTTTCTATACACCATTTTATAAGTTTAAGTTTTTTTGTATGTGACCAATATCCTGCAGAATTAAGTGCCGTAGCAACGTAACAACCGTAAGACCAGCCACCACCATCATCGCTTTTAGATTCTGATTTATCATCAGACTTAGTTGTTGTTGTAGTTTTTGCCGCTTCACGTTGTTTTACTAAATCACCAACATCTGCTTTGTTCCAGTCAACATTACCATTACTGTCTGTAGCATTTTTTATTTTTTCATTAATTTGAGTTTGAACATCTTTAGTGCTACTAGTCGTTGTAGTTTTACTAGAACTTGTAGTTTTTGTTTCATCTGCTTTGCTTTTATTCATGGCTTTGTTGTTTACAATTACAACAGGATCATCTTTACTATTTAATTTAGTACCACTTGTAATGGCTACACCTGTAGGAATAACTGTTTTACCCTCAGAAGTAGTTTTAGCTACGGTTGCAACGCCTGTATCTACACTACTGGTTTTAGCAGGAGTAGTAGTTGTTTCTTTTAATACACCACCTACATACTCTTTACCATCGGTAGGTGTAAGTGCATTAGCAACAGTTTGGAACAACGTATTTTCGCCTGATGCGCTAGTAGTAGTACTTGGGGCAGCTTCTTCTTTTGTTTGTGTAGTGTAACTTTTACCACCATATGTAAAAGTGTCTTTACCAGCTGCACGATTTGCGGCAAACGCTTCACTAAATGTTTGTTTAGCGGCAGGTTCAGATGCAGTAATATCTAACGTAGGAGTTTTAGACGCTGCGGTAATACCCGTTAATGTAGATGTGTCTGTAGCAGATTCAGTGGGGGTAGTCGTAAGATTAACTTTTCCTTGCTCCGCTAACTGTGCATTAAGCTCTGCAGATGTAGGTGTGTAATCCTCCCCAAATACTTCTTGAGTTTGTTTTATCTCTGGGCCTACTCCACCAAACGCATCAAGTGGATCGGCAAGTGTTACTGCACCTGTACCACCAACAGTTGAACTATAAACGTCCGGTTTACTTAAAGAAACGGCACTAGGAGCTAAGGTGCTAGGTTGTGCAGGACGATTAAATGTATCGGAAACTGGTGTAGCTATATTACTTTCTTGTTGTACAGTTGGAGGAGACATGCTACCAATATCTGTCTGTACTTGCGCAGTAACAGGAATGTTAGTAGTTTGCTCAGATGGA